CATGTAGTTGAGCAAGGGGGTCAACAAACTTATCCTGAGTCATATAAGACTTGAGCATTGTTGGTGGCAAACGATCCAACTCAGGCCCAGTAACAGCTCCTGCCAACAATCCAGCGGTTAAACCAGCCGAAGCCTTCTTGGTCGTTGGTATTGTTGTTTTTCCTGCTGGGCTTGAAGTTGGTGTTGTGCTGGTTCCTGAAATCAAGTCATTGACAGAGTTCTTTAAGTCAACTATTTCGGCTGTTTTGGTTGCCGTGTCAGTTGCCAGCTTGGTTAGATCTTTTAAATCAATGTCTGTATTTGTGTTGATGGCCGCATTGACAGCCGTAGTGATGGCTGTATTGGTATCAACACCAGCATTCACCGCCGCAGTAACGGCAGAAGTTACCGCCGTATTGGTCGTGGTGGTAACGTCAGTGTTGTTTGTAATGGCAGAATTTACCGCCGCAGTCACAGATGTTGTGATTGCTGTATTTGTGTCTACGTTGTTATTTAGCGACGTAGTCACAGCAGAGGTTACGGCTGAGTCAACCGCAGTCGTAGTGCTTACATTGTTATTCGTGGCAGAAGTGATCGCCGAAGTAACAGCAGAGTCAACAGCAGTTGTAACGTCTGTATTGTTCGTTACTGCCGAAGTAATCGCTGTGGTGACCGCTGTGTCTACTGCTGTCGTCACGCTTGTATTGTTTGTAACCGCAGAGTTGACTGACGAAGTAACAGAGCTGGTGATGGCTGTAGAAACATCTGTGCCATTTGTCACCGCCGCAGTTACAGAGGCATCAACAGCCGCAGTCACCGCAGTGGTCACGGCTGTTGTTACATTAGCACCTGAAGTTACAGCCGCGGTAACAGAGGAGTTAATTGCGGTGGTGGTGTCAGCACCTGAAGTTACGGCTGAAGTAACAGCGGCAGTTACGGCGGTGTTTGTGGCAGTGGTTACATCCGAACCAGACTTAACGGCGGCATTAACAGCAGATGTCACCGCTGAATTAACCGATGATGTAACGTCTGCACCGCTTGTAATGCTTGCAGTTACCGCACTGTTTACCGTGTTTGTAATTGCTGTGCTGGTATTAACTCCAGCCGTCGTGGCCGATGTAATAGCGCTAGTAACGGTTTGAGATACATCTGCTCCGCTAGTAACAGCAGAATTTACAGAAGATGTGATGGCTGTATTTGCGTCAGCACCAGCATTGATTGCTGAGTCAATAGCAGTTGTAACAACCTTAGAAGTATCTGCACCACTCGTAATTGCCGAGGTCACAGCAGAATTGATCGAGGAAGTGGTATCAGCGCCGTTGGTAACCGCAGAGGTGATAGACGTGCCAACAGCAGTGTCAACAGATGCGCCATTAGTTAAAGACGTCTGCACAGAGTTGGTGATCGCAGAATTTACATTGTTGGCATCACCAGTCGTAATTGCTGTCGTGATGTTGTTTGTGATCGTGTCAGTTTGTGCGGCAACATTAACGGCTCCAACAGAGCCAGAGGTTGTCTTGCCGATCAAATGACCAATAGCGCCCTGCGTCATTGCATCATTGAGATTGATCTTGCCAGTAGTCAAATACTGTGTGGCCAAGGCTGTGGCAGTCTCTTCAATGTTCTCAGAGATACCTTCTTTTGTGGAACCTTTAATAAGCTGTGATGTAACCGTGCCAGAGCCTTCTTTGAAGACCGTTTTAATCAAGGCGGCATCCATCACGCCAGAGGTCACTAAAGTGATCGCTCCAGCAGATAAACCAACCTTGGTGGCCAAAGCATCTGCATTTTCCTTGGTCATTCCCTTGGCAATAGCCGCGGCATAGGCATCGTTGTATGCCTGACCCATAGACTCAGCCGCATTCATGGCTGTATCAAGACCAGCCGCGGCGGCAACGCTCATGATCTTTGAAGCTTTAAGACCCATGCCAGCAGGCAGGATCTCTTGTAAACCTTCACGGGTAATTAAGTTCAGTGCGGCTTCAGGATTCTGAGCCATCGCCTTAATGCCAGCAATCAGTTTTGCACCCATGCCATCCGCATTAGAGACGGCATTCATGATGTTCTGAGTGCCTTGTTTGGACTCATTGGTCTCAATTTGAGTTCCAACCTGCTGAGCCGCTTGTCCAGCCTTTACCAACATGTTGTTAGCGTCTGTAGCGCCAATAGTGGCTAAAGCGCCACCGAACGCCGCCAGTTGCTCTCCACCAGCTTGGGCAAGGTTAGACAAGCCAGTCTGCACGACTTTGCCTACGGCGTTGTTTGCGGCAATAACGGCCTTACCTAAAGCAGTATTAGGATCAGCAGTAGCTGTACTGTTTACCAAAGCTACGCCAGTAATTGGATCAAAGACCTGATCATTAAATCCGTAAGCATTACCAGCATTTAAATCTGGAATGACCTTGGTCTTGTTTAAAGCATCAGCGGCGGCTTTGGCATCGTAGCCAGCATACGAGGCGGCAGAACCACGTCCACCACCAGCTTCAGTCGATGCGGCAATATTGTTTAGACGTGCAATATCTGATGCGGCGGCAAGCGATGGGTTTTCTTCACGTGTATCAGTGGTGTACTGTTTACCGTTCCAAGTAAATATCTGGCCAGCGCCCAAGGTGTCACGAGCCTGCTTATATGCATCGGCAAATTTTGATGCGTTGGCAATAGATGCAAGATTTGTATCACGTGCCGCATTTGCGGCTATTGCGGCATCTAAGTTGCCAAACTCGGTATCTTTTTCAGTACCCAAAGTTTGAACAATGTTGCCAGCCGTTACCGTGCCGATTGTGTTATCGGCAGTGATTGTTGATTCTTTGTTTGCTAGGTTGGTTAGACCTGTGCGATCAGATGTACTGGTTGTATCAGTTGTGCCAGTTGTATTAGTTGTGGTGCCAATAGTGTTTCCGACTTTGGCTTTTGCAACCTCTGCATTAGCGGCGGCAATTGCTGAGTTGATGACAATCTGATCTAGCGGTTTTCCAGACACAACGCCAGTTACAGCGTTGATAGCAATTTTTTGCTGTGCAGGCGTTAGATCTTTAAAACCGTCAATACTCCCCATAAGTGCATCAACAGCACCATTGACACCGCCAGTTACGGCGCCCCTCATCATCGCATCACCAATGTTGCCACCAGTGAGCAGTGCGCCTGCGCCAGATGTAATGGCGTTCTGGAAGGACTTTGTGAGCATTCCAGTAGGATCGACACCGTTGAGGAATGAAGCGCTGTCCTTCATCGCGTCAAGGCCGGGGATCTGCGCACCAGCGAAGCTTACCGCCGCGCTCTTGAGCGCATCTCCAATATCCTTGCCACTTAAAACGCTCATGGCAAAGTTCGCGGCAATCTGCTCAGGAATGGATAGGCCACCTGTAGCAATAGCCAAACCAATCTGGCCAATAGGGCCCAGATCTTTCATGATGTTGGCTAGGGTGTTAGACGACGCACCCTGTGTGTAAAAGATTGGGTTGCCCTTGGCATCAAATTTAACACCATAACCAGTGTTGCCTTTACCAGCAAACGTACCACCAAAGAAGTTTCCAGTCTGACGTTCGCTATATGTGTTTGGAACTACTTGGCCCGTTACTTTATTGCCGTATGCATCACCAGTTTTGACCTGTACTTGTTCTACTTGTTTTGGGTCAATGATTTGTTTGCTGGGCATTGGATTGCCATAATCATCTACACCTCCACCACCGGGAGCCATGATGTATGTATTGCCATCCTCATCAACATTAACTGGTTGACCTTTGTACTGCGCTTGTGTTTCGTACTGAGCAATTTTGCCAAACTGACTGATGTCTGTAATGCCAATACCAGCCAAGATCTTTGCCATATCAGCGGCATTTGCCTCGGCAGAACCATATCCTTCGCCAGTCCACGTAGATGTCAAATTTTGACCAAGAATTTGAGACTTGATCTTGTTAATAGCCTCAGCATTGGGAGAGGCTTGCGCTGTCGTTTGTGCGGCGGTTGTGTTGCCTGTTGTTTTAACTGTTTTGGTTGCATCAAGAGCTTTTAAAAGGGCATCAGCGTCTGTAGTGTCTTGATCAGCGGCAGTTGTTTGTGCTGTTGTTAATGCACCAGTAGTAGCTCCAGTAGTAGCACCAGTGGTCGCTCCAGTTGTGGCGCCAGTGGTTGCACCTGTGGTTGCCCCAGTTGTAGCGCCTGTTGTGGCTTGTGTCAGTGCGCCAGTTGTGCCGCTATCAGCAACATTGCTTGTATCTTGAGTAGTGGTGGTTTTACCGACAACAGAAGACAAGCCAGATGTATTAGCTAATGATTTAGCTTTGTCCACATCTGCTTGGCTTACGCCATACAGAGCCATGGCATCGGCGATAGCCTGTTGATCTGGGTTGTTTGCTAAAAACTTGTTAATGTTGTCATAGTAGGCATTAATGCCGATTCCGCCTTGACCAGTTGCATATTGATAAGCCGCGGATGGCTCTGGCAAGTCAGCCGAAGTATCTTCAAAATCTGATGTGAGTTTGTTGACTTGAGATAACATTTTTAGTTCACCGCAGGGTTAACAGCGTTGACGAGCGCTTCCGCCCATTCGTGCCAATCGTCATAGATGTAGGGGCCGGGGATGCCCTCATTCGTAAACACATCGATAGCCTTTAGACCTGCCGCCCACTCTCTCCAATCCGTATTTATATCTGGTATGGCCAACTGCTGTGGAGCATACAGCTCGCACATAAGACAAGCCCACGATACAAAGTCGTGATACCTTGGATCGTATATCTGCGATGGATTGAGAATTGCCGTCATCAATAAGGTCTCGTATCGCCAACATCGGCGTCCAAAATAACTTTACCAACTTGGTAATTGCCACCCGAGACGTTTGACACAAACTTTAAACGCAATTCACGCCTCTGTTCACGAAGGTCAATTTTTCCTGTGCTTGGGTTAAAAACATAGGGGCCTGTCGTTTTGTCGTCAGACTGCGCAAAAGGGCGTCCAGTTACATACATTTCCATCACGCCAGATTGAATAAAGTCAGGCTCTACACGCTCTAAGTGCAACCATTTATTCTCACCAATTGGGCTTGGCTGTGATGGGCCACCAGAAACCCATCCTAAATCGTTTGTCTCAAAATAAGACTCGATGGCCAACGCTGTAGCTCCTTGGACTTTGTCAGTACCAATTTCGTTTTGCCACAAAGATGTAAAAGTCATCAAAGAGGTTACGGTGATGGCAAAGTTTGAGCCTCCGCCAAACGTAGCAGATAAAACGTTTCCTACAGTGTAGTTGACTCCGTGACCGTTAATCACAACAGCAGTCACCACGTTACCAGCAACAGTGATGTTTGCTGTAGCACCAGTTCCAGTGCCGCCCGTCAGAGAGATATTTGTGTAGGTTCCGTTGGTGTAACCAGAGCCAGCATTGGTCAACGTGAACTTTAAAACGCCGCCTGTGGCATTTGTGTTCCATTCAGCCGTAACTGGGTAGTGAAACACTTGAGAGAAGTAACCAGCAGAACGCTGAGCACCTTGAGCCTCACCTGCGTCATACCAAGTGTTTTCACGTACGTTGTAGATGATTGCATCAGTACATTCTGTAGCGTCACCACGAGGGTAGAACCACCAGATCTCACCAAAACGAGGAACCTTAGACACCCAAACCTTTTCGCGCTGGGCGTAGTTCAAGTTATCAAAAAAGTAGTTTTGGTTCATGTTGTTTGGGATTTCCTTCACAACACCGTTGTAAAGCAAGAAACGATCAACACCGCACCAATAGTAGATGCCGTCGTACTCAATCACAGACTGAGAAGACAGAATTGATGATTGAGAAGAGATCAAGTCATAGCGCCAATATTGAGGAGGTGTACCAGCACCACCGATGTAGGACACGCGAATCAGTGAATCAAGGCTCCAAAACAGGCCAGAAGGCGCGTTTGAACCACCGCGCACTGGTAGCCCTTGGACAATCTTTCCTGTGGCCACAGAGACCTCATTTGCGTCCGCAGAGACCCAATTTTGTGCGTTACCTGCTGAACAGTTCTTGATCAGACCATTGTTGCCAAAAACAAACACATAAGGATGTAAGGTCACAACACCGCCAGAAACAGAGATGTTGTTGTCAAACGTCAGAGTAATCGACGAACCGTTGGCTGTTGCTGGCGCTGAAATGACCAAAGCAGTCGTGGTGATTGACTTGACAGTTGCACCTGTTGGAATACCAGTACCAGAAACAGATTGGCCAGCACCGATCTGCAAATTAGCCGCGGCTAACGTAATGTTCGCAGATCCAGAGGTGATGGTTGCGGCCACTTGTGTGAAAACACCAATAGGGCTTAGGCTCGTGCCCGTGACAGATCCACCCAAAACAGATGTATTGATGTTGTTGTCGATGAGCGAGAGGTTCTGGCCCGGGTGCGCAAGCAACAAGTTTTGCCCAGATCCACTCACGTCATAGAACGTATCGAATTGCCACAAGTTATTTGCGTTTGCCGTAAACCCACTCAACGTAAAATCTGTGATTCCAGAACCAACGCCGCTGTTGCTAATTGGAAGCACCTGCAAGCCATCAGAATAGCCATTAAAGACGTTGTTAAAGTTCTGCTGAGGGTTGAGGTAGATCCCGCGTGATGGGCCAGCCAAGTCGTTGACAATCTCTTTGTAGCCACCAATCTTACGTGGACGACCACGTTGGAAACGCACCCAACGACCTGAGTTGTAAAAATCTTTGTCAAAGACTGTGCCGTCGCGTTGGACGCCCGGCTTTGTGTCAAGGGCGAAAACCTTTTTGGTCATGTGAACGTGCCCCCAGCAATACCAACAGGGATTTTCATTCCTGCGCTTGTCAGATCAACCGCCATCGATCCACCAACAGCGACGTTGAAATGCCCAGCGCCAGAGCGATAAATACCTGTGCTGGTTTCGGCGGCAAAATTAAGAGATGGCGTGCCCACAGTTCCGTCAACCAAACTAAGAGACGTAGCGCCAGCTTGAGTGGTGTTGGCGTTTAGGAAGTTAGTGCCATCGCAAATGAGCGTGGCCTGAGCCCCCGGGGGGATCACAGCGTTGTAACCCAAGCCCGTCGTGATTGTTAAGCTGTAGCCATTTGCAGTCGTTTGATTTGAAATGACATACAAGTTAACGATGGGCGGAAAGGTAACTATGACGTTGCTCGTCAAATTGCCAACGTACTCTTGAATCGTATTTGCCGCTTCGTTGTTTGTCAGAACAACAGATCCGCCTGTTACGCTTTTTGTTAGAGCAGTAAAAACAAACGCTGAGCTCACACCATAGCCGATGGTCACATAAGCAGTGCCAGTGCAAACAATGAAAGCAGACTCGGTTGGGTTAAATGTCTTGGTTGAGTTTCCGTCAATCAGCTCTGCGCCAGTACATGAAATCGTAAAAGAGCCAGAGCCGTTGTTCTTAAACAGCGTAAACCAATTGTTGCCAAGCGTTGAAGCGGCTGGCAGGGTTGCTGTGCCTGAGCCGCTACCCCAAACACGTGTCTGAGCTCGATCAGTGGTGGCAAAGGTAGTGCCTGAAGTGATCGCGGCGCTAGGATGACTTTGATTAAGCGTAGCACCACTGGCAACCAAGCCATAACCCGCCAGAGTTGCCGCATCAGCCGAAGATGTACCAACACCAAAAGCAATATTGCCCCAAGTTCCTTGAGCATCAGGGTTGGTAGTGATGTAGATGTACTTGGACTCACCAGCGGCCACAGTCACAATGGTGTTTGTGCCAGCGTAGTCTTTGACCGTAAAGGTGTTAGAGCCAATGTTTCTGATCAGCGCATCGTTACCAACAGATGCCTGATTGGCTGGTGGCATGTAGAGGCTCAAACCAGCAGAGCTGGCTGTCACCTGCATGATGCGTGCGGCGTAATCGGTGTTTGTTGTGCTGTTTGATGGCCAGTTTAACTGGGTGTTTGCAGACAGCGTGACAGTACGATAGCTGACATCCGTCGGCTGGATTACGTCACCAGTGAAGGGGCTTACATAGCTCATGAGTCATTCGCCACAGCTTGTCGATCAGCGAGACGCAACTTGTCCTCAGCCATGAGCGTATCCATGATCAGTTTGTATTGAGCTTGCCACATTGGGGTGCGATCATCGTTCTTGAGGAACGGCATCGCCTGAAGCAAGGAACCATAAAGCAACGCTTGAGGGGCGTAGATGGTGAACCAATTGGTTTGGTTAGAGCTGTCCAAAGGCTGAACGCGCTCGTAGTACAAAACCTCGAACGCATAGGCTACATCAGGCGTTGGGGCGATCAACCAATTGGAATAGTCGTAATCAGCGTAGTAGACGGGCGTACCAGTTAGGGTGGGGCTTGGCCAATACTCACGAAGGTACTCATACCGACGATTAAGGACTGGCTGGCGCTTTCCACCAACTGTGATGTTCATGGAGACAGTTTTGTGCCAACGAGCAGGTTTAGCGATCGTAGAAGCGCTTGCAACCATGTTGCTGGTGTTGACTGTCAGGTTACCCAAAAACTTGATCTGAGAGGCGATAACCTGCTCAGCAAGCATGATAAATAGGGGGATTTTGTCCAGCGTGGCGGTGTCAGTACGCTCCAGATATGACTGGATGTTCTCGACCAAGCTGTCATAGGTCATAACACTTGCGGTCGTCATGCGTTCACCTCGTAGATTCGTTGGGACATTTTAATATGCCTTTTAATTTAAAACAAGGCGCATTCAGCCGTTCTGCGCTTGGTGAGACCAGCCAAAACCTTACCGCCGCCTTTGTTCCACTTCATAAGCTCTTCCTTAGCCCCATCCCAGTCCTGAGCATTGATCTTGCGCTTTAGGGTGGAGGTCTGGAGTCGACCTGTCCCCAAGTTGTAACAGAAGTCCACGATGGCGTTGCACTTGCGTTCATCAGTCGCCAAGATGGGGCAGTTCCGAAGTACTCCGGGCAAGTACGTGTGCTCCAGCTCCACCATTAAAAGCGTTCTAGCCGTCGGCTCATCCATCGGCGGGTCTTCAAGGGTTACCTTTCGACCGTCGTGGTAGTAGGTTGAACCGTACCCAATCGTTGGGATACCCGCTGGGCATAGGTACGGTTTACCCTTGTATCCCTCGAATTGACGGCATAAAGCGGCGGCTAGTTCGAGGTTCATAGACCACGCTTGGCAAGAGTTCTATCAAGGAACCAATAATTGATTGTTCCTGATAACAAAGCAGAAAAGTCTGGTGTCATCATTGTCTTAAATACTTCTACGGCTGGTGCTCCAGCAAGCCAAGCATTCCAAGCAAACCAAACGTGAATGAACGACCACACAAACAGCACCCAATACGTGACCACAGGACGCACAGAAGCTGAAAGGCTGGCTACCCATCCACCAGCGGCTTTAACCATCTCAGCCTGCTGTGTAATGGCGTTGTTGAAGGCATCCATGACACCTACGTCAATTGCGGCTTCACGTTGAGCACCAATCTCAGCTAACTTCTGTTGTCCACGTTGGGCTTCCAAGTCGCACTGAAACTTAAACATATTGAGTTCGTGCTGGCGCTCGTTCTTCTTATCGAGCCACTTAAGAACCTCTGGCGCAAGGCGAAATACGCCACCAAAGATGGAGCCTAGCAAGCCCCCAGAAAGAATGTCTAACATAGTTACTCCTTATTTAGCCATTTCAGTGGCGGCTAGATTGATACGAGTTTTGACAGCGCCAAGGTCTGAAGGTTCTTTGGTAAACCCAACAGAAATGTACCCCTCAAATGCACCCATTTCTGGGGGTATAGAGCCACGACAGATGAAACCTACGCCCTGCTTCTCTTCCCACTCTGAGGTTTTGCCAGAAGTTACTAGCTTGTCACAAAAGACTTCACCATTCATCATGGAAATCACAGCAGAATTTCGAGCCACATCTTTGCCAAACAAGGTAGAGACGTAACCATCAAGAGAATTTTCCCGTCCTTTGGAGCCATACGCAAGTAACGTAGTTCTACTGTTAACAGTCAGCACAACCTTGTGAACCAACACAGTCTCAGCCTCTAAGTCCTTTTGTAGCCTTTGAGCTACATGCTCCAAAACCTTGATCTCTTTGAGCTGAGGTTGGTGGCTTGAGCTTGTAATAGCGTTCAGGATGACCGTACGTGAGTCCCACGCAAAGTACCCAGCAAAGAACAGGAACGAAAGCAGGATGACTGTAAACAGCTTAAAGGGATTGTCCACCCATTCGATCAAACCTATGACCTTACCAATAGCGCTGTCGTCCTTCTTGGCTTCTGGTTTAGATGCTGGCGCGGCAACAGATACGTTGATGGTCTGCTCTGACTTGGGTTTAGGTGTACGCCTTTTAACGGGAGCTACCTTGGCTGGGGGTTTCTTCGTGACCATGTTCAAACCAATATATCTATTTTGCGGTTGGTAAAAATCTCAAGGTTAAGTTGGTTGCGTTCTGCCTTCTTCACGTACAACTCAAACTCAAGATCATCAATTTTGTCCTTCACCTTCTTCATCTTAAGCGCTTGTTTGTATTCTTCCTCAAGCCGCTGTTGCCTGCGTTCAAGCGCGTCTGTTTTAGTCGGGTCGCCCCCCGGCTGTACCATTGGATACCATTTGTGTATGGGCGGAATCATTTCTTTTCACGTACAAGCGCCTCCGTGTATCCATGAATAATCAAGCCTCTAAGTTGCGTAGAGTCCGCTGACCCCGCCCACTCGGACAAGTTGTTCCACAAAACCACATAGTCCGTTGACTTGCAGTGACTGGCGTTTTGTTCTAGCCACGCCGTCATTTGTTTGTGCCGTTCGGTTGGATCGTGGACTGTGTAGCCTATTCCATAGAATTCTCGAACGTGACAGCCACTCTTGGCTATGGCTCCAACTAGCCCCAACAACAGTAACAGTACAAGCC